GCACATCTGGCCCATCAAAGGCCGTGGCGGTATGGACGTACCATACCTGCGCAACCCCACAAAGAACAACCGCGTAGGCGGCGAGCTGTTTACGCTGGGCGTTGATACCGGCAAGAACCATGTCCTTGCCCGGTTGAAGGTGCTTATCAAAGGCCCGAACTACTGCCACTTCCCGGCGGCAGAGGATGCCGGGTATGACGAAAACTATTTCAAGATGCTTACTGCGGAGCACAAGGTCACACGCTGGAAGTCTGGCCGCAAGGTGGAGCGGTGGGAGCTGAAAGACCCGGCACAGAAACGTAACGAAGCGTTTGACGTTCGGAACTACGCAACGGCGGCGCTGGAAATCAGCAATCCCCCCGGTTTGGAGATCCCCGGAGAGGAAGCACCACGCCAGACCGCACCGCGCCAGTACCGCAGAAGAAGATCAGGAGGTATCTAAACAATGCCGATCATCTCAAAAGAAGCCGCGCAGCGGCATCTTGATATGTGGATGGAAGCAGAAGCTGCTGTTTCGACAGGGCAAAGCTACCAGATCGAACAGATGATGCTGACCCGTGCCAGTTTGAAACAGATCCGGGAGAGCATTATCTTCTGGGAAAAGAAAGTAGCCGAAGCGGAAGCAGAAGAAAAAGGCCGGGGCAGAAACCGAATCTACCACTTCTCGCCGCATGATGTGTAAGGACGGTGGACTACATGGCAAATATTCTGGATAGAGCCATTGCGGCAATCAGCCCTGAAAAAGGGTATCGCCGCGCTGTGGCACGCGCCGCACTGTCCGTCATGAACAACGGCACCGGCTACGGAAACTACGGAGCAAGCCGCATTTCCCGCGCTATGCGAAGCTGGCACGTTGGCGGCGGCAGCGCAAAAGAGGATATCGAAGATAATCTTGATATTCTGCGCAAACGGAGCCGGGATGCTTATATGGGCATCCCTCTGGCAACGGGTGCCATCAAGACCCTGCGCACCAACGTGGTGGGCAGCGGCCTTGTGCCGACCCCGCAGGTGGATGCGGACTATCTGCACTTGAACGAGGAACAGGCAGACAGATTGCAGGCGCAGATCTCCCGCGAATTTGAACTTTGGGCGGACAGCACCCTTTGCGATGCTGCTGGCATGGATAACTTCTGGCGGTTGCAGACGCTGGCGTTCACCAGTTTCCTGATGAACGGCGATGTGTTTGCGGTGGTGCAGTTCGACGAACATCCGCACTGGCCGTATGCTCTGCGGCTGCGCCTGATCGAGGCTGATCTGATTTGCAGCCCTGACCGCACGGACATAATGGCACCCTGCACGATAGACAAGCATGACGTGTTCCAGATCGTGCAGGGCGTGGAAACGAACCGGGACGGCGCGGTGGTGGCGTACTGGATAGCAAGTCGGCATCCGCTGGCTTACGACAGCACGGTGCCGCTGACATGGACGCGGGTAGAAGCCCGCGACCCCGAAACGGGAGAGCCGAACATTCTGTGCGTCACACAGAGGGAGCGTGCCGGGCAGCGGCGCGGCGTGCCCTTGCTGGCTCCGGTGCTGCCCACGCTGAAACAGATGGGCAGATACACAGAAGCAGAGCTGGCGGCGGCTATCGTGGCATCGTCCATCACGCTGTTTATCAAGCATGAAAACCCGACCAGTCAGGCACCGTTCGGCGAGGAACCGGCGGATAAGGCGGAGGACCCGAACACCCCGCCCGATGAACTGGGCATCGACCTTGCACCGAGCGCGGTGTTCGACCTTGCACCGGGAGAGAGCACGGATACGTTCGACCCGAAGCATCCGACCACGACCTTTGACGGCTTCATGTCGGCCATGTCCAATCAGGTAGCGACCGGCGTAGAGATCCCAAGTGAGGTGCTTTACAAGAAATTCAGTTCCAACTATTCCGCAAGCCGCGGCGCACTGAACGAGTTTTGGCGAACCTGCGGTGTGCTGCGGGATAGCTTTGCAGCGGACTTCTGCCAGCCGGCCTACGAAAAATGGTTTGCCGAGGCAGTAGCCCGTGGGCGCATCAATGCGCCCGGCTTCTTTGACGACCAGGCTGTGGCGAAAGCCTACATGGGCTGCACATGGAACGGTCCTGCACGCACCAATCTGGATGCCAAGAAAGAAATCGAGGCGGCGATTCTGCGTGTTCAGCAGGGCATCAGCACAAATGAGCAGGAAACTGCACAGATGACCGGTGGAAACTGGCGGGCAAACATGAGGCAGCGCAAGAGCGAAATGGAAAAAATGAAGGAGGTAGGGCTAAATGAGCAAACCCAATTCCCGGACGAACCAGAAGATGACAAATGATAAGTTTTGGCAGTTCCGCAATCTGGCCGGTGATGACCAGAAGGCGGAACTTCTGCTTTACGGCGATATTTCCGAGCGCAGCTGGTGGGAAGATGCCGCGACCCCGAAACGGTTTGCGGATGACCTTGCCGCCCTGGGCGATGTGAAAGAAATCACCGTGTACATCAACTCCGGTGGCGGTGATGTGTTTGCAGCACAGGCCATTGGCAATATGCTGGAACGCAACGCGGCCACCGTGACCGCCCACATCGACGGCCTGTGTGCCAGTGCAGCAACCATTGTTGCCTGCCATGCAGACAAGGTGGTGGCGGCGGCAGACAGCAGCTACATGGTGCATCCGGTCAGTATGGGTGTCTGCGATTACCTGACCGCAGAGGATCTCAACAACTGCCTGAAAGCACTGGAAACCATCCGCAGCAGCATCGTCACCCTGTACGCCAAGAAGTCCGGCAAGACCGAGGACGAATGCGCCAAGTGGATGGATGAAACGAACTGGTGGACGGCAACGGAAGCCAAGGAGAAGGGCTTTGTGGACGAGGTGGACGACGAAGCGAACGATTCTGTTGTGGAGAACCGCAACGGCATCCTGTTCGTCAACAGCATCAGTATGAACACCCCGTTCAACAAAGCACCGAACTTTGTCAGAAGCCGGGTGGTGGATAAGACCACGGCCCAGCCTGAAAATACACCCCAGGCGGATCAGCCGGGGAACAAAACCCATGGGGAGGTAACAGACATGGACATTAAGGACATCAAGACCGTGGATGATCTCCGCAAGGCGTGCCCGGATATGGTAGCCAAGATCGAGACCGAGGCCATCAATGCCGAGCGCACCCGCATTCAGGAGATCGAAAACGCCACTCTGCCCGGCGCGGAGGATGAAGCGAATGAGGCGAAGTTTGTGAAGCCCATTGATTCCGCATCCTTTGCGAAGGCCGTCATTGCCAGCATGAAGGCAAAGCAGCAGAAGCAGAGCAAGGATTATCTGGACAAGGCAAAGGCCAACGCCCAGACTTCCGGCGCGAACAACATCACCAATCCGCCGCCCGCCAACCCGGAGCCGGAAAAGGCGCAGGAAAAGGGCCTGATGAACGCAATCCGCAAGATGAACGGCGTGAAGTAAGGAGGACAAGGTTATGAGCATGGATCTGGAAAGAAAGACCTATTCCACCGCCCCGGAGTATTTTATCGCCGGCACGGACATCGGTATCGCAAAGGCCACCAAAAAAGCCAGCGCAGCGGTTGAGGCACACGCCCCGGTGCTGCTGGCCGATGGCAAGGTGAAGCCCATCGCCAAGGTGGACGGTAGTAATCCGCTGTCCGTTACTGGGCTGTACGGCATCACCGCAGACAGCGCAGCGGCAGACGAGGAAGTGCCCATCTATCTGACGGGTGAGTTTTTCGCCGACGGTCTGGCACTGCCTGAGGGCGTAAAAGCAGCAGACGTTGAAGTTGCTCTGCGCAACCTGGGCATCTTCCTGAAGTGAGTAGGAGGTAACAACACTATGGCTAACGAAATCAGTATCTATGAGCCTCGGTATCTGGCCGAGGTTGTGCGCACCACTCCCTTGGTACGCACTTTCTTCCTGGACAACTATTTCACCAACGTCAAGACCTTTGCCACCAAGAGCGTGGACATCGACGTGGTGAAGGGTGACCGCCGCATGGCTTCCTTCGTGCATCCTCTGGTCGGCGGACAGGTGCTCAAGAATGAGGGCTACCAGACCGAGAGCTTTACTCCGCCTCTGATTAACCCTCTGACCGTCACCACCGCAAACGACGCTTTGGAGCGTATGCCCGGCGAGGATCTGTATTCTGGCATGACAGATCGGAAGAGCGTCGTGTAGGGAAAGA